TCAACATTGCTTGCCTCTACCATCACCCCAAACTCATCATCTTTGTGAAATATATCTTCTTTTGATATTTCCTCTGCTTCTATTCCATCAGGTCCTAAAATATCAACCGCAACTTTTTTAATCAGATTATCTCTCACTCCTATCTCGTATAATCTTGCAAACCTTGCGTATCCGAAAGAATATGATTTATTCAGCAATCCAAACCTGTCTGCCGAAGCTTCCTGGTTGCCTTCGTAAATAGCAACCTTTCCTTGTTCATCCTCTACTCCCTTTGCTCCTGCGGTAACTCCAAGGGCTTTTTCCTGTATGCCCTCTAATATGTTAAATACTTCAATGGGAGTGTTGATCGAAGGGACTTGTAATAATTGAACAGCCCTGTTAGCTTCTATGCTGTTTTTTGTCCTGATTATTCCATCTCTCCTATATTTCAATTCAGCTAAATTCTCAATCGCATTGACATTGACTACCTTTTGAGGCTTGTTGACGGCCTCAGCGTTATCCAGCATTTGATTTATTGATACATTCTGTGCCATAAACATCTCCCTTACATAGTCGCAGTAGCCGGGTGTCCAAAACTCTGTCATATCCGGAAAAGCCGCCCAAGACCAGAAAGGCCAAGCCCCAAGAGGAAACTGTTTTGTAGGGGAGAAAATATCAATCAATAACTCGCACCTAATCATTTTTCCTCCTTCTGTAGCCAACACATAATATCTCTCTCCTTCGTAAGTGGTGAACCATTCCCAAAATTTAAATTTATCAGCGCTTTGCAGGCTTTTCTCTCCTATTGTGTTCTGGCCATACATCCTGTTTGATTTGTTCTGTTCTTCTTGTGTTTTTTCAGTATTGTTGCCTGTTCCTTGCAGTAATTCCTCAACCTCATCTCTCAAGTAATCTCCATTTTTAAGCTCCTGGCGGGTCTTTGTAACATTGTATCTGCCCATATAATCTGCCTGTTCCAAATCTATCCCTCCCCCTGATGGATCTATCAAATAATCATAGACATCTATGTTTTCAAGATGTGCTTTATACCCATCCACTGAATCTGCGTGATAAGCATATATTGCTCGTCCATAAATAATTCCTTGTTTCTTGCCTACCAAGTCTTTTATGTCCCAAAAATCATTTTGCTGGTCATAAACCCTAAGAGCATTAAGCCTATTAATCCTTGCCAACTGAGAGTCTTTCCTTTTTTGGAATTTAAAGACAAGGGGGTTATCTATCTTTGAAAGCAAGGTGTGGACAAATTCCTGCATTCTTGCCAACTCGACATTAGCCCTGTGTTCTGTGGGAGTAGCTTTTTTTGAGTAATATAAATCTTCGTTCTTCTGCCAATTTTTAATCTTTCCTTGCTTATATCTCCTTGCAAAGTCAATCTCTTTTTTTACTTGAACCGATATTTTATCCCGTGTTTCTTTCTGAATCATTGAGATTTTGCCGTCTGAAACGCTTTGAATAATGATTTAATAAATACTAAAAATTTCTCAAACCAATTTAATACCACTATCTTTTCTTTAGTTTGCGGTTTTTCATTATGACGCCTGATTGATTTGTAATATGGAGAAAGCATATTATATTCCTATATCGCTATAAATTGGCTGTTCTTCCTGCATTGGCTCTTCTGACGGATAGTAAGATTGCTTGTTGTTGTAGCCATATACAGCCAACCCCAAGCTGAATATCCTGTCATCTGTCATTCCTTCGGGAACTTTTATCTTGATAGAGCCGTCTGTCAATTCGTATCTCATAGATTCCAATTCTGATAATAAGCCTTCATCATCGGGAAGTTTCAATTTGTCCTGTTCCAATAAGATGGCTAAATGTTTTAATAAATCCTCCCGGCTTCTTTCAGTAAATTTGAATGCGTGGTCAAAAGGGTCTTTTGGTATATTCACTCCCTCTCTCCTCAAGTCCTCTACAATGGGATCACCCACTCCCGTTGCATCTATGCAGACACTGACATTCCCCTTGTATTTTAATGAAGCAATTTGTATTCTTGCCTTCTGCAAATTCCAATCAACCTGATTAAATCTGTCCTGCGGATATACTTGAAATGTATTCAGATTGAAGGGAGTGATAACTGTCCAGTCCTGATATTTAGCTAAGTCGCAACCTACGCTGAAATCTCCCTCTGCTGTTAATTCTTCTGTCTTTTGTTTGTAAATGTTTTCTCTTATTCTTCTAAAATATTGGCCTGCGTTGTCTATAAAACTTACCTCATACTCTTGTTGGAATAATGGCTGCGGTGTATTGCGCTTTATTTCCTCTAACTCTTTATCAGTAAATACTCCTGTGTCTTTTACTCCCAATATTGAGCAAAACCATTCTTCGTTGTCTTGCGCCATCTGTGTAAGTTTCCAGCTATGATTCTTTCCCTTTGGCGTAAAAATAAATGTTGCTGTCCCTCCGTTCTCCCTAAGTATCGGCTGAAAAATAGCTGTCCATATCTCCTCTTTCATTTCTGAATATTCGTCAAATACCACATCTATTGCATCTATTCCTCTATGTTTATCTACATCCTCACAACCCACGAATCTTTGGATTGACCCGTTTTTGTAATAAACTGCCAACTCACTATCGTTTCTCCTTAAAATAATCTCTTGCGGTAAATGCTCTTTGATTAAACTGTCCCAGATAACTTGTTTGGCCTGTCTGTAAGTGGGAAGTATGTAATAATATATTCCTTTCTTAAGCTGGGTTCGGATTATCTGTTGGTTTAGGGCTGTCTTTGACTTGCCCGACCTCCTATGCCAAACCGCTATCTTGAACCTCGCCTGACTCTGTAGGAAGGGCAACTGATATTCCCTCGGCTGGTAATTGTGGGGTATTGTTATTGTCTTTCCCGCCATAATTTATAATATTTATACTTAATTTATCTAATTCTTCCGCCTGGCCTATTCCCTGATGAGGATTTCCTTCGGCCATTTTCCATCTCGTTTCTTTAATAATTTCTTTTAAAAACTCCTCTTTTTGCTCTTCTGTCATTTCTCTAAATTTTTGAGCTTGATATTCTTTAAGTGTTTGTCCTTTGGGTCTGCCTGCACCTAAATCCGGATGCCCTTTCTTAAGCGTTCCATCAGGATTTCTCCAATTTTCTTCCAATTTAATTGGCTCTTCACTCATATTTATGTATTTAATAATTTTCTTGATTCTGCAGATAATCCCCTAAAATTATAATCAGATTTCATATCGTTCATCCAATAAATATCTTCTTTAGTGGGCTTAATCTTTTCTATGTCTAACTCTTCAACCATTTTAATAATCTGTTTGTATAATTTCCTATTAAAAATCTTAGCGTAGTAATATACCATTGGCAGAGTTTTTCTTAACATCATCCATTTCTTTTTCATTCCCGCGCTGTCCCGATAAATCATTATGTCTAACAACCTGGTTATTTCTTTCAATGGATTTTTTCTGAACTCTCTTATATTTATCTCCGAAAATATATCTTGAAATCTGTATTTATAAGCGTGGTCTGCTTCTAAAAAGAAACAGATAACATCTCTCTCGTTCTCTAACCCCTCCGGGAATATGTCATAAATTGCCCTGATTGGCGGCGAAAACTTTTTAGGGTCATCGTATGTATAGTCGTAAATCGCACTGTTAATAAACGCTATATAAAACTTTAAATTGATTACAAATGATAAAAATATTGCTCCTTTCTTGAAAATATTATTGCTTTTAAATCCGTATAGCTCTGATCCCTGTAAAAATCCCAGAAACATTATAATCGACCTTTTCCAAACAGTCGCCGCGTTCACCGCTTCAATCGACATCAATCCTCTTATCGGCTCTTTCTTTCCCTTGAAATAAATCAGGCAACCTTGTGGCATTTCTTCAAACCATTCAATCTCTCTTACTTTAGTGTCTTTAGGGACAGTCCTTATCAGCCTCCTGCTTAAATATTCATTGATTCTTAAATTAGATATTGATTCCTTCAGGTCGGTCAGGTAATTATAGGCAAGATGATGCTGTGTTGATTTACCGGTCAGAAACGACATCTTTTTTTTCTTCTTCCTTATTTTTAGTTACCGACTGTATTTTTAAAGAAGTTACTAAATCAAAATCATTTTCTGTAAGATTCACCAAAATCATATAACAGGCAATAAAAACTTCAGCCCGTTTTTCTGGTGTCATTTCTTTCAATCCCCCGAATTCTTTTTCTATTATCTCTTTAAATACTTTTTCTAAATTTTCTCCCGTCATATTCTTTATTCGAGGAGGGTAATCCCCCCCTTACAGAAAATATGAATTATTCTGCAAACGGCTATTAGCCTCCCCGAACAAACAAAAAAAGCGGACAAATAGCAGTCCCCAATTAAAAAATCGGAAACTCTTATTTGTCCGCCGTTGATAAGCGATTGCTCGCTGTCTGTGGTAGGACTATCGTTAAATTATAATAATTTATTTAGAAAGATTAGTCAAGTCTTCTGTGGGTAAATCTGTGGAAAACTCATTTATTCCAACGCCACTCCTTTGGTTTATTAATTACTTTTATTTTACCGCCGGCCTTGTCTATCACCACCCTGCCTAATTCATATTCAAAAAATCCACAATCAAATAATTTCTCTATCTCTACCCTTTTTAATAGACACTTTCTGCAAAATTCTTCAGCTAACTTTAATTCAGTCGTTGAAAACTGTATTTGAAGCGGGGACATTTATCGCTTAATTGTTAATTATTATCCTCAAGTATAATATCACAGTATCTAACTTCTGTATTATCAGCCACCCTTCAATCAATGCAACCGCCGCCAACATATATTTTCCTATCTGCATTGCACTGAATCCTTCTTTAATTTCATTTGACATATTTTTTTATTTCTCTATTTTTTTTATTTCTCTATCTATAATTTCCAATAATATCAATTGGCCAACTAAAAAAAGGATTGCCCCTGATAATATTTTTAATAAAAAATCTAATAATATTTTTAATAAAGAATCTAACATATTTTTTTATTTTTTATTTAATTATTATCGGCCTTTAATTTTAACCACAAATTAGCTACTGCTTCTTCGGGAGTATCACCTTTCCCAGAAATTTGCTCTATCATTGCGGCTTCCCAATAAATATTAAAACCATTTGATTTCTTTTGTTCTAATATCCAAAAATCTTTTCCGCACGCCTCAATTAATTCTAAAAGCGTGGGCATTTCATATCCAATAATAGATTCTTTAACTATCCTACCTATTTCTTTTAAAGTAAATTTATCTAATCTAACAGATATATCTTTAGCTATTATAGGTTTAATATTTGGAAATCCTGCCTCTTTTAGTTTTTTAGCTAACTTATAATCAATCATTTTTTTGAAAAGTTTTATTTGCCGGCCTTTATTATTATTGGTTCTTTTACCCGCGCTTCCCATCTTACCACCCAAAGTTTAACAAACTCCGGGAAAGGATATTTCTCAAACTCTTTCTTGCCATCCGACATATCAGTCTTGTTGGTCTTGCATTGGACAAAGATTATGTCCTTGCCATTCATCGCCAACAAATCAGATCCCACCAAATCCTTATGCACCGCTACCAATCTCCCCCCGAAATAACAGATTTTATTAACCTCGCTGTTCTCCACCCGATAACCAAGTTTCTCTAACCATTTCTTTGTTTTTAATTTATTCCGCTGGCCTATGGCTCTCGTGTTCTTTTTAGATGGTGCTTTCTTCATATCTTTAATGAGTTAAGTTTGGATTAGATTTTATTTCTACTGTGCAGATAGTATCATTTTTACTTCCACCGTGAGCTACTAATAGAATTCTTGTCATTTCAAAACCCCGATTTTTTCCAAGCCCCATTGAATTCCAGCCAAAACAGATTGCTTTTCCCCCGGGTTTTATTATTCTCGCTATTTCATTTTTGCAATCTGCCCAGTATTTCATTGAACTAAATTCTTTTTTACCATATTGCCTTGCTTGAGTTATTGAATAGGGAGGGTCATATAAAATACCATCTGCCCTATTCCCCTCAAATTCTTTAAGAAAATCTAAGGCGTCTTTATTAAACATTGCCTTTTCTACCAAATCGTTAGTTATTTGAGCGGGGGAATTATTCCCGGAGAATGGGTCTATCCAATAATCACCAACTATTTCCTCTTTCAGAAGTTCGGCTATTGGTTTAATCGTAAAAGTCCATTTATTTGGCATTGCCCATTTTCGTTCTATCTTCATAATTTATTAAGTTTGGATTTCAAAACCATACTAAAAACTCCTGCTCCAGCTCCCGCTCCTGCTCCTGCTCCAGCTCCCGCTCCTGCTCCCGCTCCAGCTCCCGCTCCTGCTCCCGCTCCAGCTCCCGCTCCTGCTCCAGCTCCAGCTCCTGCTCCAGCTCCTGCTCCAGCTCCATAATGTATTTGGATTATAAAGAATAATCATTATTGAACTTTGGTTGGTAATTCGTGCTTCCATTCCCCGAAATCAACCACAGAAGCCAAATTCACAAACCATTCTCCTATTGGTTCTATTTCGGCTGAACTTGAAAATCCTTCTTTAATGGCGGTTGAAAACCTCCCGCTATCGGCTATCCAACTTGCTTTTGAAAGTTGTAATATATTGCCGATTATTTTCTCTGCCTTGCCCACTATGTGGTAAGTTACTGTTCTGATGAATAATTTTTTGCCCACTAAATCCTCCAATGAGGATACATCTGTTTTTTCTTCTTCTTTTAACTGCCCCTTGATTAACTCGTATGATTCGTCTGATATTGTTATTGTTTTTGTCATAAGTTTTATGTTAGTTAATTATTATCGGCCTTTATTATTATTGGTTCTTTTACCCTTAATCTCCAAATTAGTATTCCCATTCTCCCGTTTTTTGATTGTATTTTTTTTCAGGCAATAACTTAATTTTAGTGAAGAAACTTTTAACATCTCCCATAAATCCATCAATCTCTGTTCTTGAATGTCCACAACCTTTTAGATAAGTAGTAAAAACTTCCCAATCAATGCCTGATTTTTGAAAAGTTCTTAATGCCAATCCGACTTTTTCTACTTCCTTGCTCAATTTTTCAATCGGGTCATAACTATCAACTAATTTAACTGATTTATTCTTCGTATAAAACTCTTCTACTATGCCTTCACTTTTTTTGGTGTCGGCTTCTAAAATATA